GATCAAAGGCCACGGCCTGCACGGCAAATCTTGAGACAAGGTCCGAGAGATCTGCTTCGATCCAACTGAAATCAATCACGTTGCCAGGCGTAACCGTTAAGCGCCCGGTGTGCATCCAGCCCGAGTACTGACTGTTGCCTGCGGCGTTCACCGTATCCTCGGGCAAGTAATACTTGCCAAACACGGCATAGGCATCGGCAATCTCAGGATGCTGAAACACAAGCACCAGGGCTGCAATGTCCGTCTTGCTGGCCAGATCCAGGCCAATCCAGCAGGGTTGGCCCACAAAGGATTCAATGTCTAGGTTGGGGTTAGCGCACGCATCCCACGATCGCATATCCATCCAAGCGGTGTCTGCATTGACCCACTCGTTTAAATGCTTGGTCTTAAAGTTGTTGACCGCACTGGGCAACTGCATGGCCTTGGCTTGCAAGGGTCCCAAGATCTCTGAACGCACTGAGATGCCCCAGTTGGGGTTGGCTTTGATCAGCGACTCTTCGCTAGTCCAGTCATCACCATCGTCAAGCCCGTAGATGATTCCGAACTGACTGTCATCCTCAAACACGCCATCGAGCAGCTTGGTCACGAAACTTCGCACTTCATAACAAATGCCAGACCGATTCGAGCCAGCTGTTGTGATCACCCACAAGAGCGAATTGTCACGCTTGCCGGTACCGGTCTCAACTACGTCGTAGACCGTACGCGTTTTGTGCGCATGCAGCTCATCGACGCAGCCAAAGTGAATGTTCAGGCCATCGAGAGTCGAGCCCTCAGCCGAGAGTGCCTCAAACTTAGAGCCCGAGGCCAGCACGTTCATGTTGTGCGCACCGACATTTACGTTAAAGCGATTGCGAAACCCCGGGCTTCTGCGCGCCATGGTCTGCGCATCACCAAAGACGATGCGCGCCTGGTCACGCGTGGTGGCCAAGGAATAGACTTCCGCGCCACCCTCGCGATCAGCAGCAAGCATGTATAGCGCAAGAGCCGACGACAAGGTTGACTTGGCGTTACCCCGCGGCACCTCAATATAGGATCTGCGAAACCTGCGCTTGCCATCCGGTTTAACCCAGCCGAACACCGTGGTCAGGATAAATACCTGCCAAGGTTCTAACTTGATCATCTCTCCTGCGAGAGGTCCTTTAACGTGGGGCAGGCGTTCAATGAAGCCACAGAGATTATCCGCGGGAGCAAAGCTGCGGCCGTCTTTGTCTGTGAGTCTTGGATTAAAGCGGTAGGGACTAGCCTTACCCTTGAACTTCGCCAGATCATTTAACTGGCGCTTGCACGCCCTTTGTACCCAGTTGCACGTCAGAATATCGCCGGCGACCACGGCCTCGGCGTAACGTTTCGCAGCGATTGCATAATTCTCTGAAGGCATCACTCAGGTTCAGCCTGCAATATCTGCCCACGGATCCATGCCTTCATCAGCAGCTTCCATCGGTAGCGATACGCGTGAGCGCGACGCAGGAGTAAACCCCATCTCTGTTGCAGCCTTGGTCATAATCTGGGCTTGCTTATTGGCAATCGCAAGGTACGGTGATTGCATTGGCACACCAGTGTTTGGGGCTTTAACAAGCAGACCCGTCTTATTAATGCCTGTTTGAGCTTTGCGATACAGATCCGCGGCACAGGCCCAGACTTCGAGCACAGACATATCCAAGCGTTTCAATAAATTAGGCGGTGCACACTGAAGTGCATAGCGCCAGGCTGACTTCGCGCCCTCGGCCATGTAATCTGGCGGGTCAACCAGTTCACCCTGAGGCTTTGGTTCGTTCAGATTGGTGCGGCATTTCTGTAACGTTCCTCTGATTTTTTTAACCGTCGTGGGTAGCGGTTTGCGACCAGCCATAAATATTCCAATTGGGGGGGATCCCCCCTTGTTTCAATTTGCACGCGCAAAAATTTGATTAAGGCCACGCCTCACTACTTTCAGACCGTAGAGATTCAGACCCCCTAGGGGGTGTAGCGCCTGGCTGCAGTCTCGCGCGCGGTCTTGCGGTTGTGGCACGACACGCAAAGCGGCTGGAGATTTGACCAATCAAATCGTGAGCCTTGCTGCTTGATCGGTTGGACGTGATCCGCCACGACTGCCGGTACTACGCAACCTAACGCCTCACATGCCCTGCAAACGGGATGCTCACGCAGAAATGCAGCACGTACGGCACGCCAGCGAGGCGACTGATAGAAGCCTAGTTCGGTGTCAAAGCCACGGCGTGCGCGTCCATGGTCACGGTGCGCTGCAACACGGTGCTCGCTGCAAAAGCCAGGGGAGCGGAGGAGGGCGCGACAAGAGGGGTGACGACACGGTGTTGGCGCACTTGTTGGCATGAATCAACGATTAAGAAGAGTTAGGAACAAAGATCAGAAAAGACTTGGCTTCGCGACGAAATGAAGCGTTCATACAACCGTTCACATGAACACCATCAACCAACGGAGCGTATGAAATGAAATCACAAGCAGACTTCTATCTTGAACAACTCAGACCATTGATCGGAGGAAAGATCACAGCCCTTACTCGGTCGGGTCCAACAGATGACCCCTACGACATGGAGTTCATCGGGTTCATCATCAAACTGCCCAACGGTAAATCAAAGTCGCTGGTACTTTTGTCTGATGACGAGGGCAACGGTCCCGGTAGCTTTGAGATTAGCGACGAGAACTAAGGCAGACGCGCCGCACAACTGTTATCAATTTCAATCAGGACATCACAATGACTATCCAACTCACCATTACTCAGTTAGCAGTACTGACCCATGCACACGATCACACCGAAGGTAAGATCGACTGGTTTCCGGACACCATCAAAGGTGGTGCCCGTCAGAAGGTCATCGACGGCCTTGCCAATCGCGGACTGATCACGAGCAAACGTAAGAACTGGTTCATCAGCGCAGCGGGCTATGAGGCGCTTGGTGTGCCACGCAAAGGCGTAGTCACCCTGCAGGCGATTGACTCCGTAATCAAGACCACGAGTGCCTCAACAGATGAGACAGCTAAAGTATTGCGCACTCGCGATAACAGCAAACAGGCGCAGGTCATCGCGATGCTCAGGCGTCCCGAGGGGGCGACGATCGCACAGATCTGTGAAACAACTGGCTGGCAGCCACACACGGTTCGTGGCACGTTTGCCGGCACTTTCCAGAAAAAACTTAGCTTGGAAATCACATCTACAAAAGCGACGGGAGCAGAGCGAGTCTACAAAGTAGTGACCTGATCCGTATCGGTTAGGTTAATGAGCTTCGCGCCGTCACTGGCGCGTTGTGCTTCTTTTCCTGTGAAGTCTTGCCAGCGCTTGACAATCACATCGACATACTTTGGATCGAGTTCAATCAGCCGAGCGCGGCGACCCGATTTCTCACAGGCAATGAGCGTGGTGCCAGAACCACCAAAGGGGTCCAGCACGATGTCGCGCGTCTTGCTGCTGTTGCGTACTGCACGCTCCATGAGTTCCACCGGTTTCATGGTGGGATGCAAATCGTTCTTATGCGGCTTCTTGATCTGCCACACATCGCCTTGGTCGCGGGCACCGCACCAGTAGTGCTGAGCGCCGTCCTTCCAGCCGTAGAGAATGGGTTCGTACTGGCGCTGGTAATCGGCGCGACCCATGGTGAAGGTGTTTTTGGCCCAGATGATGAAGGTCGACCACTTGCCACCGGCTGCGCGAAACGCGGACTGCAACGTATCGAGCTCGGACGAGCTCATGGCGATGTAGACCGCACCCTTGGTGACATCCAGAATGTTCTGGCACGCCAGCAGCAAGAAGCCTGCAAAGCCGTCACCCATGTTGTCGTTCAAGATCGGGCGGTTGGTACCGCGCATCTTGTCTTTGGCAGTGTTGGCATAGTTCACGTTGTAGGGTGGGTCGGTCACTGTCATGTCGGCAAGTTCATCACCAAGCAGTGCCTTGTAGTCTTCGACTTTTGTAGCGTCGCCACAAAGAATCTTGTGCTCACCGAGCAACCATACGTCACCCGGTTGCGAAACTGGATCTTCAGTCACCTCGGGAACAGCATCTTCATCTGTCAGACCTTCGGTGCCTTCGTCGCCCGAGATCAGCTTATCCCACTCATCCTCGGTAAAGCCTGTGAGCGCGAGGTCGAACCCTGAGTCTTGCAACTCAGCCAGTTCAAGGCCCAGCAGTTCGTCATCCCATGAGGCGTTTTCACCGATCTTGTTGTCGGCCAGAATCAGTGCTTTGCGCTGAATGTCAGTCAGGTGTTCCATCGTAACAACGGGCACCTCACCCATACCGAGCTTGCGCGCGGCGAGCAATCTGCCGTGGCCGGCGATGACGTTGTTTTGTCCGTCAACCAGGATTGGTGAGCCCCAGCCAAACTCGGCGATGCTGGCTGCAATCTGCGCCACGTGAGCATCCGAGTGTTGCTTGGCATTGCGCGCGTAGGGGATCAGCAAGTTTACGTGTCGGTACTGGATTTGCAGAGGTGGCATCAGGATCCTGTCAAACAAAAACCCGCCGAGAGCGGGGCTCAGGGCGGGTTATAAATTCGGTGGTGTTGCAAGACACACGACTCGCAACCATAGACAAAATATACGTGATTTTTCGGTAAAACGCGACATCTAAAAACAGGGTTGCTTTTGTTGTTAATACACAAGGGTACAAAGCAGTTCGCACAGTTACGCACCGGTTAGTAATTACCTCGTAAATAAATTACTTTCAATGACGCAAAGGGCACCGTTCCAGCGTCGCTGTGCGGTGCGAGTACAACAGCCAAAGCGTTTGCTGATCTCCTCCCACCGATAGCGCTCAGCACGCATCCACACCAGATGCCGCTGCTCGAGCTCAAGCCACTGCATCCAGCCGATCACTTCGAGCATCCGTTCGATGTTTGCAGGCGTTGGCACAAAGCGTATTGTGGGTCCCTCATCATTTGCCAGACGTTCGTAGGGCGTGCGTACAAACTCCGGCCAGACGTTGAAGTAGCCCTGGACTCGAACAGGAGGCAAGCGACGCGCGGTGTGCGCCGCCTCAATCAAACGACTTGCAACGATTTCATTGATTGCATCAGCCATGACGCCCTCCGGATGTGCGACTGCCGTAGAGCCGATCGCCGATGCGTCGGATGATTTCACGCTCGAATACATCGATTCTTTCATCGTGCTCGGCGATAACCAAAATGTGCTGGCCCTGCCAGCCGTTGCGCTTTATGGCATCAAGGTCCATGACCTCAGGCTGAACGCGCCCAAGGATGCAGCGATAAGGATTTTGGGGCGTTTTCATCTCAGAGCTCCTGCGTGTCCATGGCCCAGTGAAGCAGTGCCAGCGCATCGGCCTCGTTGTCATCGGTGACGACGTGACCGAGTGTGCGCATGGCGGCGATCACCTCGTCTTTGCTGGCATTGCCGCGACCGGTTGCGTGTTTCTTGATCGTGCCCACGGGTACCCCCTGGTACGGGATGTTGTGGTGCTCACACCAGCTGGTAAGCGTGGCCATGAGCCCGCCGTAGACGTGCGCGGCGTCCACGCCCATGTGTCGCCGCACCTCCTCGAAATAAACGGCACCAATGCCCTGTGTGCCGGCCACGGTGGCCTTCAGCTCGGTGAGCCAGCGACGAAAGCGCAGGTAGCGCATCCCGCCACCCTCAAAGCGTTGGGACTTGAAACTCACGAATCCGTGGTCGATCTGGCCCTCGGGTGCGCGCAGTGCCCAGCCAGTGGTCGTGCCCAGATCGAGCGCCAGGATGGCCAGGCGGGAGTCCGGTTGAGCGTCTGCCTCAACCATTTCGCTGACGCTTTCTGACGCATCTGACCCAGTACAACGAAACTCCTCTTTAGGTGCGCACGCGCGCACGTGTAGCAAGTTAATGTTCTGTGCTGTCAGATGCGTCAGACTGTGGCTTTCCTTGTTTGCATTTGTCATCATTCGTCCTCAATTGTCGTTGTAGGGGTGGTTCGAGCGAGGTAAGACGGTGGGCTCTTTCAAACCGATGCCGACAAAGCCGCGCACCCCGGAACCGTTGCGCCATTTTTCAAAACGGCGCGCGAGCAACGCATCAGAGAAGCGACGCATGGAACCGAGATACTCGCCGTTGACCTCGGCCCATTGTTTCCAGTCGTTGAACAGTTCGAAGGTCAGCGCCTTCGCATTGGCGTGCAGCACGCAACGGTCTTCAAGCCAGCGACCCATCGCGTCCTCGGCCTCGAAATATTCATCGGTGGCGTCCAACACGCTTTGGGGGCGACGCAACCCTGAGCGCTGCCACAACAAGCACCCCTCGAGCGCCCAGGCAAGAATGCCGTCGCGCTCGGCGAGCAACTTCTCGGTCAACTTGCCGTCGCGCCTCTCAGGTGGAATGGTCACCGTGAACGGAATCATGTGCAGCCTGCGCTTCATCGCCTCATCCACGTTGCGAATCGAGGGCTTGTGGTTACCAGCGACGAGCAGCTTGAACTGCGGGAAGAAGTCAAAGAAGTCCTGGCGCATGAAACGTGCCGACACTTTGTCGCCGCCGGTGATGGTCTTGATCTTCGATTCGTTCCAGCGCCGGCCTTGCTCGGTCTCGATCGATGCCACAAAGCGCGCACCGCGCAGGCCTGCCAGGTCGGTAGGGTGTCTGTCTGAGCGTGTTTCCATAAAAGTGTCCATCGGTGCGTTGGCGGCGTAATCGCCGAGGATGGTGGCAATGGTGGTCACAAACACCGACTTGCCGTTCGCACCAGTGCCGTAGAGAAAGAACAAGGCGTGCTCACTGGTGACCCCGGTCAGGCAGTAGCCGACCATGCGCTGGAGGTAATCCATCAGTTCAGCGTCGCTGCCCGTCACGCCCGACAGGAACGCACGCCAAGTGGGACAC